TTGTTGCTGACGCGGCTGGCAAGCTGCTTCAGAAAGATCAAGCTGAAGCCCAGATGCAGCAGATGCAGCAGAAGATGCAGGACCCTGTTGTCCAGGCTCAGATGCAGGATGCCCAGAACAAGACGGCTGAGGTCCAGCGCAAGATGGCGAAGGACCAAGCCGATCAGGCTCTGCGTGAGCGTCAGCAGCAAATCGAACTTGAGAGGATCGCCTCTCAGGAGCGGATTGCCGGTCTGAATGCAGGCATCAAGGCTGCGTCTCAGCGGCAGGCCAACGACCAGCGTGGCGACTATGATCGGGCCAAGATTAGGCTCGACGCTACGCGCCTTGGCTCTGAAATCATGAAGGGCAAGTGATGCAAGCCTCTGAAGATAATGTCCTAGAGTATCTTCGCAAGAAGTTTCGGGACATGATGAACGTCCACGCAGATCACGTTGCCACTGGCGGCGTGGCTGACTGGTCTGAATACCGGCATCAAGTTGGTATTATTGAGGGTTTGGCGAAAGCCGAAAGGGAATTGCTTGACCTAGAGGAACGCCTTGGTCGGCAGGACTAATCGCCCATAGTGGGTGCAGGGTATCGCACGACCCTAACAGTGCGCGCAAAGGACTACTATGCTTAACGTTGATATCAAGATGCCGGATGGCGATGTACGGGGAGCTACTCAGCTTCCTCAGCCTTCCGGCTTTAAGATTCTGATTGCTCGTCCCGAGCTTGAGGAAAAGACGGACTCTGGCATCTACTTGCCGGAACAGGTGCGCGAGAAAGAATCTCTTGCCACTGTTGTTGGGTTCGTCCTAAAGATGGGGTCGCTCGCCTACAAAGACCCTGCCAAGTTCCCGGATGGCGCTTGGTGCAAGGAAGGGGATTGGGTTTTGTTCCGTGCTTACAGCGGCACCCGTATCAAGATTCATGGCCGGGAGTTCCGGATCATCAATGATGATACTGTCGAGGGTGTTGTTGAAGACCCCCGTGGGATTGGCCGGGCATGAGCGCGACCCGTAAGACTGAAGAGTCCGACGAGGACTTTACCGTCGAGATTGTTGACGACACGCCCGAGCAGGATCGTGGTCGCGTTGTCGCTCCCGAAGTGACGGAGAGCGACGACGACATCAACGTCAACGACGACGAGATCGCCAACTACCGTGACGAGTGGAAGAAGCGCCTCAAGGAGCTTTCTTTCAAGAGCCACGCAGAGCGGCGCGCCAAGGAGCTTGCGGCCAAGGAACGGGATGAGGCCATTCATCTTGCCCAGCGCCTTGCCGAAGAGAACAAGAAGTTCCGTGAGTTCGCTGGTAGCACGGAGAAGTTCGCCGCCGATCAGGCTAAGGCTCGCGCCGAGTCCGAGATCAACGCCACCAAGAGGCTCATGAAGGAGGCTTTTGAGGCAGGCGAGACGGACAAGTATCTGGACTATCAGGAGAAGTTCCAGCGGCTTGTGAACGAGCATGATCGCTACGCGAACTACAAGCCGGTTACTGCCCCTGAAACTCAGTATGAAATTCCTCAAGTTCGTGCTCAGCCGGATGCGAAGGCCGTTGAGTGGGCCAATCGCAACTCGTGGTTCGAAGGGCAGAATGAGCTTGAGAAGGAAATGACGGGTTACGCTTATGCCGTCAGCGACATGCTGATCCGGGAGTATAAGCTCGATCCGCGTGGAGATAAGTACTACGAGGAAATCACGAAGCGTGTATCGCGTCGTTTCCCCGAGTACTTTGAGAAACCTGAGCCGGAAGTTGACGCGACGGCTAAGGTGGCATCGGTGGTCGCACCAGCTACTCGTAGCACCAAGACCAACCGCACAGTGCGTCTCACGCCGTCTCAGGTCTCACTGGCTAAGAGATTCGGCCTTACCCCCGAGCAGTATGTGGCTCAGTATCTGAAGGATTACGGTCATGGCTGACCGCACACCACGCGACCTTGAGACGCGCGAGCAGCAGGCTCGCCCGACGACTTGGCGTCCTCCTTCGATCCTTCCTGATCCGAAGCCCGAGCCGGGGTATGTCTATCGCTGGGTCCGCACGAGCATGATGAACTCTGCGGATAACACCAATGTCAGCAAACAGCTTCGCGAAGGCTATGTGCCTGTTCGTGCCGAAGATCATCCTGAGCTTATGCTGGCAGCCGATCCCAATGGTCGCTTCAAAGGCAACATTGAGGTTGGTGGTCTCCTTCTCTGCAAGATTCCCGAAGAGGTCGTGCGGCAGCGCGCGGCTTACTATGGGAATGTCGCGCAGCAGCAGATGGATAGCGTGGACAACAACCTGATGCGTGAGAACGATCCTCGTATGCCGCTCCTTCGTCCGGAGCGTACTTCGAGGACCACCTTTGGCCGTGGCCCCAGGGAATAATCCTTTGGGCCACAAATCCCCAATTCCAGAAGAAAGGTAACGGAAAGTGGCTTCGACCAATTCTCCGTATGGGCTTCGCCCGATTAACCTTCTGGGTGGTCAAGGCTACGCTGGTTCGACTCGCCTGTATGCGATTCCTGCCAGCTTCGCCGTGAACATTCAGTATGGTGACCCGGTTATCATCGTGAACACGGGTTCGACCCGTGGCACGCTGGCGCGCTTCAACGCCACCACGACTGCCGCGACCATCACCAGCACTGGTGGCGGCTTTGGCTTTGTGGGTGTGTTTGTCGGCTGCACGTTCACCGATCCGGTGTACGGCGCGGTGTTCCGTCAAAACTACGCTGCTGGCAACACGGCGACCGACATCCAGGCTTATGTCGTGGATGACCCGGACGCTCTGTTTCAGGTGCAGGCTGACGGCAGCCTCGGTCAGACGGCTCTGGGCTGCAATGCGGCTCTGATCCAGACCGTTGCTGGCAGCAGCGGCGTGAACATCAACTCCGGTGTGAGCCTCGATGCCTCCAGCATCGCGACCACCAACACTCTGCCGGTTCGTATTGTTGACTTCGTCAACAGCACGACCAGCCAGATTGGCGATGCGTTCACCGACGTGATCGTGCGTATCAACACGCACTTCCACCGCACCGGCAATACCGGCTCTGCCGGTACGGCTGCCAGCTAAGGAGGCTGTGAAAGATGGCTATTTCACGCGCACAGCTTCTCAAGGAACTGCTTCCGGGTCTGAACGCTCTGTTCGGCCTGGAATACAAGCGGTACGCTGAGGAGCATAAGGAAATCTACGAGACTGAGAACTCGGAGCGTTCCTTTGAAGAAGAAGTGAAGCTCTCGGGCTTCGCGGCTGCCCCCGTCAAGAACGAAGGCGCGGCGATTGCGTATGACAACGGCCAGGAAGCCTGGACCGCCCGTTATACGCATGAGACCATCGCGTACGGGTTCTCCATCACCGAAGAGGCGATGGAAGACAACCTGTATGACAGCCTGTCTGCTCGTTACACCAAGGCGCTCGCGCGCTCGATGGCGTTCACGAAGCAGGTGAAGGCTGCGTTCCCCCTGAACAACGGCTTCACCAGCTACCAGTCTGGCGATGGTGTGACGCTGTTCAACACCCAGCATCCGCTGGTGTCGGGTGGCTACAACAGCAACCGCCCGGCCACCCCGGCTGACCTGAATGAGACCAGCCTTGAGGCTGCGGTCATTCAGATCGCGGCGTGGACGGACGAACGTGGTCTGCTCATCGCGGCTCGTCCGCGCAAGCTGATCGTGCCGCCGTCCAACATGTTCGTTGCCACCCGACTGCTGGAGACGGAACTCCGTACCAGCACGACGGACAACGACATCAACGCGCTGAAGTCCAACGGGTCCATCCCGGAAGGCTACACGGTCAACCACTTCCTGACCGACCCGAATGCGTGGTTCCTCTCCACGGATGTGCCGAATGGTATGAAGCACTTTGTGCGTTCGCCGCTCGCCACGTCGATGGACGGCGACTTCGACACGGGTAACGCTCGCTACAAGGCTCGTGAGCGTTATAGCTTCGGCGTGTCTGATCCGCTGGGCATCTTCGGCTCGCCGGGCTCGTCGTAAGACGAGTCTCCGGGCTAAGGGTAGGGGGGCTTCGGCCCCCCTATTTTTTTGTGCTTGCTGTAACCTTTCCAGACCGGGCATAATACAGACAGTTCCGGGGTAATCCGGCTCTACTGACTGTCCCGGCAGACGCGCACGAAGACAGTAGAGCCTTAGATCGTGCGAGAGAAACATGGCGTTCTCGACTTTTTCTGGTCCCGTTCGCGCTGGCCCCATCCGTGAAGGCGCTGCCCGTAACACTGGCCTCGTCACTCTGGTTCAGTCCTACGATACGGGCGTTGTGACGGCTGGCGCTGGCAACGTGGACGCGGCTCTCGGCATTCTGCCCCAGGGTTCCCAGATCGTGGACATCACGGTTGATCAGGTCGTGGTTCCGGGCGGCTCTTCGACCTCCACTGTCTCGGTCGGTAACGCGACCGGTGGCGCGCAGCTTATGGCTGCTGTGGCTACCACGGCTGGCGGTCGCTTCCGTGGCACCACGACTGCGGCGACGCAGCTTGCGTGGCAGACCTCGACCACGGCTGATACGCCTGTGTTCGTGCGCTATGCGGTTGGCACGGAAGCTGGTGTTGGTCGTGCGATCATCACCGTCTCCTATGTCCAGCGCGCTCCGAACGGCGCTCAGAACCCTGCCACGGCCTAACAGCTAAGGGAGGGTTTGCGTCATGCAGACAGATGTCCTTGCTAGCGCCGTCCGCACGACGGACGGCGTGATGAATGACCAAACCGGTAACGCGATTGGGCGTTGCCGCGTGAAGGGTATCTACATTGTTCCTGCCGCTGGGGCTGGGTCCGTTGCCTTTAAGGACGGCCTTACCGCTGGGGCAGCAAACAAGATTACCGTCAACACGATCACTGGCTCGACCAGCACCAACTGGCTCCTCATGCCGGGTGAAGGGCTTCTCTTTCAGAACGGCATCTTTGCCGACCTGACAGACGTTGCCTCGGTGATGGTCGTCTATGGCTAAGACCCCTGCTTGGCAGCGTGCCGAAGGCAAGTCCAAGGCAGGCGGTCTGAATGAGAAGGGGCGAGCTTCTTATAACCGGGCCAACCCAGGGAAACCTGGGTTGAAGCCTCCTGCCCCGAATCCAAAGACGGAAAAGGACGCTAATCGGCGCAAGTCCTTTTGCGCCAGAATGAGTGGGGCAAAGAAAAAGCTCACCTCGGCCAAGACTGCCAACGATCCCAACTCGCGTATCAACAAGTCCCTGCGCGCTTGGAAATGTTGACATGACCCAAGACACAGAAGCAGCTAAGAATGTAGTTGATGCGCTTTCTGTAGGAACTGTCGTGGCTACTCTAGCTGGTATGCTGCCCAGCATCGCAGCCATCTTTACAATCTGCTGGACCGTTATTCGTATCTACGAAACAGAGACGGTAAAGAAGCTTCTGGGGAAGAAACTCCCGGAAGTTGGTAAGGATTGACGCCATGTCGGATTCTGCCAAGCAGGCTCAGATGTCTGAACAGATGGCGGCGAATGCCTCTAAGGGGGCATTGATCGAGAAGGTTGTCTTCGCAGCAGTCCCCATTCTGTTTAGCTGCGTTGTTTACCTGATGACCGCCCTTTCTTCTGCCAACAACGAAATTACAATCCTAAAGTCTCGGATTGCTGTGGTTGTGACGCAGGACAACAGGGCCATTCCGCCGCAGGGCACGACCATCGACATGGCCCTAATCCGCGAGCAACTGTCGAACCGGATTGAACAGGTTGAGCGAGACAATGCTATTGGTCGCGCCAACATGACGCTCGACCGGGAGCGCAGCATAGCCGCGATTGATCGCTCTCGCCTTGAGAAGACTGCTGACTTTACCAATGGCATGGCAGCCCTTCGCGCCGACCTAATGCGACTGACCAATGAACTTGACCGGCGCTTGGTGCTTCAGGAGGCCCGTGGTGGAACAGCTTCTCAATCTCGTTAGGACGGTAGCTCCGTCTATCGCCACTGCCGTTGGTGGTCCACTGGCAGGGATGGCGACCCGTGCCATCTCCGAAGCCCTTCTTGGCAAGCCGGATGGAACTGAGGACGAGCTTCTAGAGGCAGCCAAGAACGCCACACCGGAACAACTGCTTGCTCTGAAGCAGGCAGAGCAGAACTTTGTAATCCGGATGCGTGAGCTTGATGTTGATCTTGAGCGTATTGCTAATCAAGATCGCAATTCTGCCCGTGAACGAGAAGTTAAAACGGGCGATCACACGCCCAAACTTCTGGCGGCTGCCGTGACCTTTGGCTTCTTCGGCGTTCTCTTCTGGATGATTGCTTATGGCCTGCCCGAGAACGGCGGTGAAGCAATGCTGGTTATGCTGGGGACATTGGGAACGGCATGGGGCGCTATCGTCTCCTACTACTTCGGCTCTTCGGCTGGCTCTCGCGAAAAGACCCAGGCCATGAACAGGATCATGGACAAGTGAAAGACAACTTTGAACGCTGCCTGAAGTTCGTCCTGCACCATGAGGGTGGCTGGGCAGATCATCCCCGTGATCCTGGCGGCGCGACCATGAAGGGCGTGACCCTGGCCGTCTACAAAGAGTACCTTGGCCGTGAGGTGAGCAAGGAAGAGCTTCGCGCCATTCCAGACGCCCACCTCCACGACCTCTACCGCACTCGCTACTGGGACAAGGCTCGCTGTGATGAGTGGGCTCCAGGCGTGGACTTGTCTGTTTTCGACCTTGCCGTGAATGGTGGAGTCGGTCGTGCAGCCAAAATGCTCCAACGTTGTGTTGGGGCAGAACCTGATGGCGCTATCGGCCCCAAGACCATTGCTGCGGTTAACGCTGTCCCAGCCAAGAACCTCATTGTTCGCTTTGCTGAGGACAGGCGTGAGTTCTATAAAGGTTTGAAAACCTTTGATACGTTCGGTCGCGGATGGCTTCGCCGCACTGACGACTGTGAAACCGAAGCCATGAAGATGGCAGGAGATTTGCGATGATGAAGAAGCCCAAGATGCCGAAGGCGGCTGACGATATGAAGGCCGGTATGGCGATGCCGCGCTTTGGCGCTCGTGCGATGCGTCCAGGCGGCATGGCGAAGGGTGGCAAGGTTCATCCTGACGCCGCGATGGACCGCAAGCTGATTAAGGAAGAGATCGGCAAGGCGCACAAGAAGATGGGCATGAAGGAAGGCGGTGCCGTTAAGAAGATGGCTGCCGGTGGCTCTGCCTCCAAGCGCGCTGATGGCGTTGCCACTCATGGCAAGACCAAAGGTAAGTTCATCTGATGGACCGTCGTCGCCGTGTGCGCTCCTACGAAGAGGACATGACTCCGCCTCGTGGTATGCGGAACTTCCGCTCGAATGCAGTTCCGACTGACGAGCCGATGCCGCCGCCGCGCAGCTTTGAGGAAGACATGACGCCGCCTCCGGGTATGCGAAACTTCCGCTCCAATGCTGTCCCCAGCAACGAGCCCATCCCTGGCCGTCCTTCCCGTATGAAGGAAGGTGGTACCGTGAAGATGAAGTCTGGTGGCGTCACCCGTGGCGATGGCTGCGCCACTCGCGGCAAGACCAAGGGGCGCATGGTGTGAAGAAGGAAGAGAAGGTTCGGAAGGTCATGGGGGAGTTCAAGGAAGGCTCCCTTAAATCGTCCAGTGGGCAGAAGGTGAAGAACCCGAAGCAGGCTGTGGCGATTGCGCTTTCCGAGGCTTCTCGGATGGCTGAGGGTGGTCGGGTTAAGCCGCAGAACCCGAAGCTATGGGCTGCCGCCAAGAGCGCCGCCAAGGCCAAGTTCGATGTGTACCCTTCTGCCTATGCAAATGCCTGGGCATCTAAGGAGTACAAGAAGAAGGGCGGCACTTGGCGCGGTCCTGACAACAGGGTCTCGAAGAAATGAAGGGCGGTCTCGGCAAGTGGTTTGGTGAGAAGTGGGTGGACATCAAGACCGGTAAGCCCTGTGGCCGAAGCGGTTCTGAGAAGTCCAAGCGCGGATACCCTGCCTGCCGCCCTTCAGCGGCTGCTGCCAAGATGTCTTCTGGGCAGAAAGCCACGATGGCTAAAACGAAGACTGGGCCTGCCCGTAAGAGTTGGCCTATAAGTCCTAGTGGAAAGAGCAAGTCAGTGCCTCGCCTACACTCCAAGCTTGGACGCCCATAAATGACGACCTCTGGCACAGCCGTCTGGAATCTCGACATTGCCGACCTCATTGAGGAGGCATACGAGCGCGCTGGCCTTGAGGCTCGCACGGGTTATGATTTCCGTACTGCCCGTCGATCCCTGAACATTCTCTCGGCTGAGTGGTCGAACCGTGGCCTGAACCTCTGGACCGTTCAGGAGAACGCTCTGGTCCTGACGCCTGGGGTGAAGACCTACTCCCTGGCAGCCGACACGATTGATATCATCGAGACGATGATCCGGGTGACAACCAGCGGATCGCCTCTGGATTACACCGTGTCTCGCATTGGCGTGGGTGACTATGCCACCCTGCCGAACAAAAACACGACGGGCCGTCCTCTCCAGATTTATGTGAACCGACAGGTGAGCCCGGAGTACACGCTGTGGCCTGTACCCGATTTGCCGTACACGATCCTGTATTGGACGATGCGCCGCATTCAGGACGCCACTACGGCAACTGACGTAATGGATATGCCGGTGCGGTTTGTGCCCTGCCTTGTGGCTGGGCTGGCGTTTCAGATTGCCATGAAGCGGCCCGAGGCTGCGGCCAGGGTTCCCCTGCTGAAGCAGGAGTATATGGAGCAGTTCCAGCTTGCGGCGGATGAGGATCGCGGTCGCGAGCCTGCTCGCTTTGTACCCTGGTCGTCCTATCCATGAGTGTTAAGTTCGCTCGCGGCAATAAAGCTTACGCTTTTTGTGATAGGTGTTACCAGAGGTACGATCTAAAGGAACTAACTTGGCAAGTTGTGAACCAAAAGCCTACTGGCCTAAAGGTTTGCGATGAATGCAATGATGTGGATCATCCCCAGTATCAGTTGGGCAAGTTCCCCATCAATGATCCTGTTGCTTTGCAGGACCCGAGGCCGGATATTAACCCAGGCCGAAGCCTGAACGGTTGGAATCCTGTTGGCAATTCTGCCACCACGACGAACGGCAACGTGGGTAACGTTGCTATCTTTGTAGGATAGGAGCGTATCATGAAGGGCAAAGCCCACACGCCGACCAGCATGGAAATGAAGAAGCACGGGCGGAACATCGCTCGCGCTATGAATCAGACCGGCGGCGCTGCCTACGGCAAGAAGACCCCGGATGGCGTGAAGGCGGTTGACGCTAGCGCGTATGACCTGAAGCCTGTTCCCAACAAGGGCGTGACCAACGCTCCGAACCAAGCCATTGTCGCCAATGAAGGCTCGCCCAAGAAGGCCACGAAGATTCGCGGCACGGGCGCTGCCACCAAGGGCATCATGGCTCGCGGCCCGATGGGCTGAGGATTAGACGGCAATGAACTACGCGACGCTGGTAGCTCTGCTTCAGGACTACACGCAGAACTCTTCGACGGAGTTCGTTGCCGCCATTCCTGACATCGTGAAGCTGGCTGAGGACCGGATTTACCAGTCCGTCCAAATCCCGGCTCTCAAGCGCAATGCTACGTCCAACTTCGTTCAGGGCAACAAGTACCTAGCTGCACCCACTGATTTCTTGTCAGTGTATTCGATGGCAGCAAAGAGCGCGTCTGGGGTGTACTCCTACCTTCTGGAGAAGGAGGTGGGCTACATCAACGAGGCGTTCCCCAATCCTGCGCTGACTGGGGTGCCCCGGTATTACGCGCTCTTCAACGACGCTACCTTCGTTGTCGCGCCTACTCCGAGCGCCTTCCTTGAGGTTGAGCTTCACTACTTCTATGAGCCGCCGAGCATTGTAGACACGGGTACGTCCTGGCTTGGCGACAACACGGAGAGCGTCCTGTTCTATGGGGCGCTGTGTGAAGCCTACACCTATATGAAGGGCGATGCTGATCTCGTTGCTCTCTACCGTCAGCGGTACGACGAGGCTCTTGCTCGCCTGAAGAACCTGGGCGAAGGCATGGATAAGCGCGATAATTTCCGGCTTGATCTGCCTCGTATACCGCCGACCTAGGATTAGCCGATGGCAATCGTCCAAGCCTTCTGCACGAGTTTCAAGAAGCAGCTTCTTGAAGGCGTGCATGACTTCCGGGCTGTTGGTGGAGACACGTTCAAGATCGCCCTCTACACTGAGGCTGCGAACCTGAACTCCACGACGCTTGCCTATTCTGCCACGGGAGAAATCTCTGGGGCAGGATACACGGCTGGTGGGCTGGCTCTCACCAACATAGGGCCAACGGAATATAACTTAGCTGGGGTTTGCTCATTCCAGACAGCGACATGGGCTGGGGCTACGTTCTCTGCCCGTGGCGCGCTGATCTATAACACCACCCCGGATCACAGCTACACCAACCCGGCCTGCCTTGTGCTAGACTTCGGCACAACGCGCTTTGCTGTGAACAACGTCTTTCAGGTTCAGTTTCCTCAGATCACCGATCTCAGCGCGATTGTGAGGATCAACTAAGATGCCCTTCATTATCGCTGATCGCGTTCGGGAAACCAGCACCACTGTTGGCACGGGCAGCATTGCTCTTGCTGGTGCCGTCACTGGCTATCAGACCTTTGATGCCGTTCTCGATACAGGCGACACAACCTACTACACGGTTGCAGATCAGGGTGGGAACAACTGGGAAGTTGGCATCGGCACGTTCACGGCGCCGTCCACCCTAGCCCGTACAACGATCCTCTCGTCTAGCAACGGGGGCAGCATCGTCACTTTTGGCGCTGGCATAAAAGATGTCTTTATCAGCCTGCCTGCCAGCAAGACGAACGTTGAAGATCAGCCCAATCTAATTGAGGTCAACAGTTCCTCCCCTGCCCTTCGTATTACGCAGACCGGTACGGGCAATGCTCTGCTGGTTGAGGATAGCGCGAACCCCGACAGCACGCCGTTCGTGGTCACGGCGGATGGCAACGTCGGCATCGGCACTACGGCCCCGAGCGCAACGCTAAACATTTATAATGCGACAAGCTCTCAAATCCTTACTCAAGGAGATGCCACTGCAAACATTATAGTAAACAGGGCCTCTAGTGACACTGGAAGGCCCGGTTTAGTAATAAGGAAATCTCGTGGTACGGTCGCCTCTCCTGCCGCAGTAAATAGCGGAGACCCATTAGGAACCATTTTCTTCCAGGGATTCGGTGGCACAAATATAAGGTCTCTTTCCCAGATATGGGGAAATGTCGAAACTTACACTTCTGACACTGATATTTCCTCAAACATCACATTTCTCACTTCGCCAAGCGGCTCTGCTTCTGGCGTTGAAGTTATGCGAATTACTTCTGGCGGCAACGTCGGCATCGGTACGTCGTCGCCGGGCGCAAGGCTAGATGTAAGCTCCGGCGGCAACAATATCGTTGCGAGCCGCAGCACGGGCGGGTACGCAGCTTTCCAGCGTTTTGCTCCCACTGGGCAGCAAACTTACGATTTTTATAATGTTAATAATGTTGAAGTGGCGCGAATTACCGCCGACGCTTCTAATTTTCTTTCTTTTTCAACAGGCTCTTCTGGCACCGAGCGTATGCGTATCGACGCCAGCGGCAACGTCGGCATCGGTACGTCGGCTCCAAGTTACAAGTTGCAGACCAACGCTGGTTCGGTAGGTACTAGCATTTCTAATCGTGCTGACGCGCTTTCCCTTGTGACGACGACCAGCAATGTTGACCTCCTTAATTTTTACAAAGTGCGCGACGGCAGCGGTAGCTCTTGGGAGACGGCTGCTTGGAGAATTCAGCAGCGCATTGACGTTACCGACATGGGCTATATTCAATTCAATGGCTCAGGGCTGCCACAGGGCTTGGCCTTTGGCACAAGCAACACCGAGCGCATGCGGATCGACAGCAGCGGCAACGTCGGCATCGGTACGTCGTCGCCATTCGCTAGGCTGCACGTTGTCGGGACCATTCAAGCTGTCAACGGGTCGTCCGCTGCACAGATTTACTCGGATGGTGGCGCTGCCTATTTCGCTAGTTCCGGTGCGTTCCCGTCGCTGTTCCTGACCAACGGCGCCGAGCGTATGCGTATCGACGCCTCTGGCAACGTCGGTATCGGTACGTCGTCGCCGGGCGCCAAGTTCGCTGTCTATACTAGCAATACTGACAGCATCAATGGCATTCTCGTCGCTGGCGGCGCCACAAATAAGACCGTCATGCTTCGTCCTTCTATGGGCGCAGGCAATAACAACGGCATCGTCCAAGCCGGGGATGGCGGCATCATCTTCGATGGTGGCACGTTTGATACCGGGGCCTTTGTCATCGCGCCTTGGGCCAACGCCACAAGCGGTATCCGCATCGTTGGATCGACAGGCAACGTCGGCATCGGTACTTCGTCTCCGGGCACAAGGCTGACTGTTGCCGCTGCTGGCGAATCAGGCGCGCGTTTTCTTGGCAACGGCCTTACTTCTGCCGGTCTGTTTGTGGGCTACAACTCGGCTGCCTATGTCTTTAACGATAGCAACACGCCGCTGATCTTCGGCACCAACGCCGCCGAGCGCATGCGTATCACCTCTGACGGCAACGTCGGCATTGGTACTAATCCTGGGGTGCGCTTGAATGTTCTCGCCGCTGACGGCGTGACCAACTCCCGATTTGCAGGCGCGTCTTTCGCCGTTCGCATAGTATCCGCTCCAAGTGTTGGCGCAGTCATTGAGGCCACGAACAACAACGAAGCGACTTACCAGCCGCTGCTTGTTGGCGGCTCCCAGGTTCAGTTCACGACCTTTGGCACCGAGCGCGCTCGCATCACCGCTGCTGGCAACGTCGGCATCGGTACAACGTCGCCAGATACAAGCCTCGGGGTTAACGGTGGTATCCGCGCTAGGGGAGGCGCGCCTGGGGCTTTCGGGGCAAACAACAACGGGTATTCCTTTAGCGGCGGTGGTGGCGACACAGACGGGGGCATGTTTTCCTCCGCTGACGGGCAAGTGGAGTTTTACACCAACGCTGTCGAACGCGCTCGCATCACCTCTGGCGGCGGCTTTAGGATTGGAACATCAAATAACGCTACCAGCAACGGCAAAGTGCCGCGCCTGTATGTTTATGAGACGGCTGCCCAGCCTCCCATTGCAACGTATGTAGACTCTACTTCCGCCGCCAATCAAATTGCTTTTTTCAACCCAAATGGTGAAGTGGGGACCATTAACACCGACGGCTTTACGACAGGCTACAACACATCCTCCGACTACCGCCTCAAGCACGATGTGCAGTCGCTGACCGGCGCCCTTGCCACCATCGCTGCGCTCAAGCCGTCTACCTACAAGTGGAACGCCGACGACAGCCACGGCGAAGGCTTCATCGCGCATGAGCTTGCGGAACACATTCCGCTCGCTGTGACCGGCGAAAAGGACGCGGTGAACGAGGACGGCTCCATCAAGCCGCAGGGTGTCGATTACAGCAAGGTGGTCGTCCACCTCGTTGCCGCCGTCCAAGAACTCACCGCAAAACTGGAAGCGGCAGAGGCTCGTATCGCAACAATGGAAACCCGTTAATGAAAATCGACCTCACCCTCCCCGAGATCAACACGATCATGCAGGCGCTGGGGCAGATGCCCTACGCCTCCGTGTTTGAGCTTGTGACCAAAATCCGCGAGCAGGCGCAGGCCCAAATCGCGCAGCAGCAGGAGGCTTCCGATGCCTAACACCTACGCTTGGATTATTGAGCAGCTTGACTGCTACCCCGAGAAGGATGGCTATACTGATGTGGTCTTTACGGCCCATTGGCGCCTCAACGGCACGGACGGCACGAACACCGCGACTGTCTACGGCAGCGTGGGTTTGACCTACGAGGAAGGCACGCCCTTTACGCCCTACGCTGATCTGACGCAGGCTCAGGTCGTGGGTTGGGTGCAGGCGGCTCTTGGCCCGGAACAGGTGCAGTCGCTGACGGACAATGTGGCGGCGCAGCTTGCTGCTATCGCCAACCCTCCGGTCGTGACGCCTCCGCTGCCTTGGGCTCCGTGAGCACCTTGGTGTTTGCGCGCTAATGTTTGGCTTTTATGCCTTTAGCGACTCTGCGTTTAGTGGCCTTGCAAACTTCTATTATGCAAGCGCCACTGACGCGATAGTTCTATCGGATGCTGCCAACAGCACCCTGTCGGGTGTCGCCGCCGCATCGGACACGCTTGTCTTGTCTGATGTCGCCGCAGGGGTGTTTAGTGGGACTGCAAGCGCCTCTGACACCTTGACCCTTGCTGATGCTGGGGCTGTGGTTCTTGGGTGGTTTGCTGACGCCTCGGATACCCTGACGCTGACCGATGCCGGGGCCGCAAACTATAATTTCCTGGGGGCAGCATCTGATACAATAACTTTTACGGATGAGTCCTCGGGAGGTTTTTCCTTCCTAGAGAGTGTATCAGACTCCATTACCTTTACAGACGCGGCGGTTGGTAGCTTCGCCGCAGCAGTGAGCGCATCTGACGCCATCGTGTTGACGGACCTTGCGGCTGGCATTTTGGTAATGCCGACGCTGGTTTCCGACTCCATAGTGCTGACGGATGTGGCGGCAAATATCGCTAGCATGCTCGCGTCTGCCTCGGATACAATCACCCTCGTAGATGTTGGGGCAGGATACGGAGGGTGGGACCCGATACCGAATCCGAATCCGGGCTGGAATCCGATTATCCCAGGAGAGGGCAGTCCCTGGACTCCCATTTCCCCCGTGACAGCAACTTGGACCCCAATAGGAAATAGCTGAGATGAACCCCGAAGATACCCTTCCACTCTCGGACGCAGCCGCCGCCGGTCTAAATGCTCGCCATGATGCGGCTGACCACATTGGCGTGTCTGGTGTGTTCAAGGTGGTCTGCCACGCGGCTGATGGCTCTGTGCGCTGGGAAGACGACCTGAGCAACCTCGTCGTGACGGTTGGCAAGAACGACATTCTCAACCAGTACTTCCGTGGCTCGGCCTACAACGCGGCGTTCTTCGTCGGCCTCAAGACGGCTGGCTCGATCAGCGCCGCTGATACGATGTCCTCGAAGTCTTGGACCGAGATCACGGCCTACTCGAACGCAACTCGTCCTGCCTTCACGGCTGCGGTTCCGTCTGGCGGTTCGACCGACAACTCGGCCTCCCCGGCTGTGTTTAACATCAACGGCACGGCGACGGTTGGTGGTTGCTTTATTGTGACCGGCACTGGTGCCAACACCAAGGGCGGCACTACCGGCACGCTCTTCTCTGCGACGGACTTTGCGGTTGCTCGCAGCGTCCTGAGCGGCGATACGCTGACCGTCACCTACACCATCTCCTGCTGAGGTAGGATAAATGCCCAGTACCTTTTCGCCTGCCCTGCGGCTTGAGCTTATCGGAAACGGTGAGCAGGCTGCAAACTGGGGCAACACGACGAACACGAACCTGGGCACCCTGCTTGAGCAGGCGATTACCGGCGTCGGCAACATCACTATGGCTGACGCCAACTACACGCTAATTAGTGGCAACGGCATTTCAGACGAAGCGCGTAATGCGGTTCTCGTTGTGGCAGGAACGCTTTCTGCCACACGAAACTTGGTCGTCCCGACGAGCAACAAGTTCTACGCCGTCCGTAATGCGACGACGGGCGGCCAGAGCATTTTGATTAAAACCTCTGCCGGGACTGGCGTCACGCTCGCCAACGGCTTCACGCAGCTTATGTACTGCGACGGGACAAACGTCGTACTGGCATCTGTAGCAATCAACTCGACTACCGGGGATATTGCAGCAGGCTCTATCACGGCCTCTAGTGCTGTTATTTCTGCCAACAGTTCAACGAGCGCCGTTCGCATTACCCAAATTGGCAGCGGAAACGCTTTGCTAGTTGAAGACAGCGCGAACCCGGATGCGACGCCATTTGTTGTAACGGCGGATGGCAACGTCGGCATCGGCACGACTTCGCCTTCTGTGAAATTGGACGTTGCCACTGCTGGCTCTAACGTTCAGATCGGGGCGACGGACGGGACCGTTATTCAGCGCGTTGGCTATTGCGGCTTCGGGAATGCATTCTCGGGGACGGCATCGAACCACCCTTACGTCCTACTTACCAACGACGCCGAACGCATGCGTATCGGCGCCAACGGCAATGTCGGCATTGGTACAGCATCGCCCGGATCAAGCCTTGAAGTTAATGGCGGTATCCGCGCTAGGGGAGGCGCGCCTGGGTCTGGAGGAATAAACAACAACGGCTACGCGTTTAATGGCAACAGCGGCGACAACGATTCTGGTATGTTTTCGTCCCTTGATGGGCAAGTGGAGTTTTATACAAATAGCGTTGAACATGTTAGAATTACTCCTACCGGCAACGTCGGCATCGGCACAACTTCTCCCACCAACAAACTGACTGTAAGCGGCAACGCCAACGTCACTGGATCAATCACTGCTCCTGGCGGCTTCATTGGAAACGCTACAAGCGCAACCACAGCTACCACAGCCACTACCGCCACTACCGCCACAAACGTAAGCGGCGTTGTCGCTATCGCAAATGGCGGCACTGGAGCCACGACAGAGAGCGCCGCAAGGACTGCACTTGGCGCAACCACGGTTGGTAGCGCGGTCTTTACGGCAGTTGATTCTGCTGCTGCCCGTACTGCGATTAGCTCTGCCGCTTCTGGCGCTGTCGGCTCTTCTAACATCACCATGAATACGTCTCGACTGCTGGGCAGAACCACGGCAAGCGCAGGCGCTATTGAAGAGATCAGTGTAGGAACTGGACTTTCTTTGTCTGGCGGCTCACTGACCAATACTCTTAGCGCGGAAGGGCGCCTTCTCAACGTCCAAGTCTTTACCTCCAGCGGCACCTACACCCGTACTGCCAACGTGACGCGCGCTGTGGTCATCGCTGTGGGTGGTGGCGGTGGTGGCGGCTCTGGTGGTGGCGGCTCTAATGGTGGCAATGGCGGCACTACTTCGTTTGGATCGCTGGTTAGCGCGGTTGGTGGAACTGGTGGTGTAAGAGGCAGCACAGCTTTCGTACCCGGCACTGGCGGCGCTGGCGGAACCGGCGGAACCAACGCTACCATTGCGATACCAGGGCAGTCTGGTAGCACTGGCGCTTCGGGCCAAACGGGCGGCACCGGAGGTGGGCAAGGGGCAGGCAGAGGCGGCTATGTCGCAGGCGGTACTGCCGGGGCTCGTGGCGGCGGCGGTGGCGCTGGTAGTTTTTTTGACGGTTGCACTGGTCAGACTTGGGCCGGCGGTGGTGGCGGTCAGGGCGAAACTGGCATTCGCTATCTTGCGTCTGGCCTTGGCGCGACCGAGACAGTGACCATTGGTGCTGGCGGAACTGCTGGCAGCAGCGCCCTGGGCGTGCAACCCGGCGCGGTCGGCGGCGCAGGCTACATCATCGTCTACGAGTATTCGTGATGCTGCTGTCGATGCTCGCGCCGCCCGGCGCTCCTAATCCCGAAAGCCTCATAAAGCTCTACTCGGAGAATAAGCCCATGAACTACTGCATGGTGCAGAACGCCGTCGTCGTGAACATCATCGACTGGGATGGCGTCACGCCCTACGCGCCGCCGGAAGGCTGCGAACTGTATCCCTGGGATGGTCCGGTCAGCATCGGCTGGGCTTGGGTGGATGGCGCGCCGGTTGATCCGAATCCGCCGCCGCCTCCTTCTGAGCCTGTTGCGCCGCCCGAAGGTGGTGGCCCAGCGGTTCTCTAATGCTAGAAGCCAAACCCTTCACACTCGGCAAGCTGATGGGGTCGATCTACGACTTCCCTGAAGTTAGCGATATGCTGCCCATGCATACGCACACAGAGGCTGATGTACATATAACTGTCGTATCAAGGGGCTCGTTCCTTACTCGTGGGACAGGATGGGAACGTGAAGTTAAGGCTGGCGATGTGCTAGACTGGCGTCCCAATGAACCCCATGAGTTCGTGGCGCTCGAAGCCCAATCGCGCCTCGTGAACATCGTGAAGGCGTAAGATGCCACTCACCAAGCTCCAATTCGCGCCTGGGGTTATGCACGACGGGTCTCGGTACTCTACGTCCGGGTCTTGGTCCGACTCCGACAAAGTGCGCTTTCGCTCCACATTCCCGGAGAAGATTGGAGGCTGGCAGCGCGCAACCCTACAGGCGTTTCTTGGCACGGCCAGGAACCTGTTTCCGTTCTCCGATTTGACGGGCAGCTACTTTCTTGGGATTGGCACGAACCTCAAGTACTACATCGAGCGCGGCGGCACGCTCTACGATATCACGCCTATTCGGGCGACGATCACGCAGAGCAACCCCTTTTCCACGACGAGCGGCTCAACGACAGTCACTGTGACGATCCCCAGTCACGGAGCGTTCCTAGGTGACTTCGTGACCTTCTCTGGTGCGAGTGCTGTTGGTGGTCTGACCCTGAATGGCGAGTTCCAGATTGTCGATGTGATTACGTCGGCCACGTTCACCATCACGGCTCCGTCTGCCGCATCTTCTACGGCGACTGGCGGCGGTTCCGTCACGGCGGTCTTCCAAATCAACACTGGTTTGGACACGACGCTGTATGCGAACGGCTGGGGCGCTGGTACTTGGGGCGGCGTTCTGCCCGGAACCAGTGTTACCTTCACGGGCTCCATCAGCGGCACAACGCTGACCGTCTCGGCGGTCTCGTCTGGAACTTTGGCTATTGGGCAGTTGGTTACTGGAACCGGCGTGTCGGCTAGTCCCCCTGGTTCTTCTGCCACATACATCACGGCGCTTGGAACAGGCACTGGCGGCGTCGGCACTTACACAGTCAGCGTGTCGCAGACTGTTTCCTCAACGACGATGTTCGCTTTTAGCGGCACGGGCTGGGGCGCTGCTTCTAATACCCAGGTTGCAGGGACGCGACTGCGCCTGTGGTCTGCCGATAACTTCGGGCAGAACCTTGTCATCAATCCTCGTGATGCTGCCATCTACTACTGGGCAAACTCTAGCGGCCTTGGCTCTAGAGCGGTGCTTTTGTCGTCTCTTGGTGGAGCGTCTGATGTCCCAGGAATTGCGCGACAGATCATTGTCTCCGATCTAGACCGGAAGGTTATCGCATTCGGCTGCTCGGATATCGTGACTGGCGTTCAGGATCGCCTTTTGATCCGCTGGTCTGATACGGAGAACCCTGCCGTTTGGACTCCTTTGGAGACCAACTCCGCTGGCGGCATTCGCATTCCAACCGGCACTGAGTTTGTGTCTGCCATCGAGACCAAGCAGGAGATTCTTGTTTGGACTGATGATGCCCTTCACTCTCTGCGCTACATTGGCGCTCCGTTTGAATACTCAATTGCGCGTATCGCCCTGACTTCACTTCTGGCTCCACAGGCCGTTGTGTCTGCAAACGACGTGACGTTCTGGATGGGGCAGAATGGATTCTTCCAGTACGACGGTCGCGCGATTGGCCTGCCTTGCTCGGTCAAGGATTTTGTCTTCAACGACATCAACCTGAACCAAGCCGAGAAGATCACGGCTGGCAGCAATATGTCGTTCAATGAGGTGTGGTGGTTCTACCCTTCTGCCAACTCAAACGAGAACAACCGCTACGTTGTCTATAACTACAACGAGCGAGTTTGGACGGTAGGCACAATCGTTCGCACAGCCTGGATTGACCGGAGCATTGAGGACTTTCCTCGCGCGGCGTCTGTCGATGGCTATGTCTACTTCCACGAGATCGGGCAGGATGATGGCTCGACCAATCCTCCTTCTCCTGTCGTGGCCTACATTGAAAGCTCCCCCATTGAGATTGGGCAGGGTGAGCAGTTTGGCTTTGCGTGGCGCATGATTCCTGACTTGGACTTCAGGAACAGTTCTGCCCTAAGCCCAACGGTGGATTTCGTGCTTGAGGCGCAGGACTTCTCTGGTTCCAACTTCAGCCAGACGGCCAACAACAACACGACCCGAACCGCGACGCTCCCCATTCAGCAGTTCACGGACCAGACCTTCTTCCGTCTGCGTGGTCGTATGCTAACGCTGCGAGTAAGGAGCGATCAGCTTGGTGTGGCTTGGCGTCTTGGTGTGCCGCGCGTTGATATCCGGTCGGATGGCCGTCGATGATTGGCCGTACTCGCCTACCCACTCCTACGATTGAGTATAACTACGAATGGGGCAATCAGCTTACGCGAGCGATTGACCAGAACCTTGATCGCACGTTCTTGGGGTTTCCCAACTACGCTGAGGCGAGTGGGTTCTATGGGTCTTTCTTTGACACGACGACCCAGACGGCTGCTGCGATTAACACGCCATATGCGATGACGCTCAACACAACGGCTGAGTCAAATCAGATCGCCATTGTGAGTGGGTCTCGCATAACGTTCAAGAATCGCGGAACGTACAATATACAGTTCTCGGCACAGCTAGATCAGTCTTCTGGCGCAAGCCACAACATCTTTATCTGGTTTAGAAAAAACGGCACAGATATTCCAAACTCAGCATCTGTTGTTGCCATTCAAGGCTCGACTGCTGAGGTGGTGGCGTCGTGGAACTTCATCGCCAGCGTTCTTGGCGGCGACTAT